CCCTAAGCATAATCAATGGGGAGTTGCAGGAGAACCAAAAAAAAGTGGGGTACATTGATACACGATAGCTTCGATTCGTCAATCCTGGCGCATCCAGGCAGCTTTTCTGGCGAGAAAAGTCAACAAAAACACGCTTTTTACAGGGGCTTGACATTTTAGACGATTTCCTGTATAGTACATAAATTGATTATTGAGAAAGGATTATATTATGTTTTATTCTAAAGAAACTTTATTTACAGAGTTTAAAGACGCAACAGCCAAAGACACCAAAGGCAAAAAAGAGAAGTACAACAATCGTATTCAGTTTTTCAAAGACCATATAGAGTTAAGAAAAACTAATCCAGAATATTATGACGGTGTAGATATCAACTTCACAAATCTATTAGAGGCCTGGTCAGCACCTAATCCAAGAGACCATTTCTATCAAAAAGTATTTGGTAAAACATTTGCTGAGAAAATGGCAGAATCAGAATTAGAAAAATCAGAAAAAGTTTCAATTAACTAATGGCTATTATTTACACAAATCAATCTAGTGGTGCTATTCGTAGATTACGAAATAAGAAACCTACTAAAGCATACAAAGAAGCATTAAAGAAACATATTAAGTATCTACAAAAACTAGGTTTTAATTGTGATGATACAGGTAGAATACAATTGACCACAAGTGGTGGTTATTATTTAGATATTGCAGAGAGAACAATGCCAGAGCCTAGAGAAAAAACTCTATCAGATGTTCCTATGTCAAATAAAATTGGTCATGGTGGTACAAAACCTGACAATCGTTGGAAGATTGAGGCGAGTAAGAACTTTACAATTGCTCCAGCGTACAACAAAGGTCCTTATATGGTAGTCGCCAAAGAGGATATCAAAACAGCAGGAAGAAAGGTATAATTATGTGGGATTTAAAAAGCATAATTCTATTCATGTGCTCCATTATGGTTGTTATTATTATATCAGTAAAAACAGCAGGTGCAAGTGAACCAGAAAAAGATTGGAAAACATTATACGCAGAAGCTGGTTGTAATGAGTTGAGTTTTTTACAAAAAGAAATCTGTAAGACAAAGGTTTTTCAAAAAACTAATTGGACTGAATCAAAATACAAATTAAAAGGTTTTTTTGAGAAGTTAGATTTAAACTAATGCATAGTATCAAACAATTTTGTGATAAGATTGATTCTATTAAGTCTATGGCGGATGATTTAAGAAAAACTCCGCCATCTGACCCTAACATAAAAAATAAAATAGAAGTTATACAATCTGATTGTCTATTAGTTGCGAAAGGAAAAGTTGATAAAGAATTTTTTACAAATATTAAAGATTATGAAGAACACAATTATGATTATTCTGGTATTGACCATGCTAACGGCTTGTCAATCAACGAGGACGAATGAAAACGGTGAGAAGAAAACTTACAACCCTATTTTTAGCATTTTTAGGACTATCTTTACTAACCAATTGCAGTAGTATTAATAGGTCTCATATTGGTGCAGGCCTTGGTGGTACTACAACAACAGCAGTATGTGTTGAGAGTGGTGTGTCAGACCCTTATTTAATTGCTGGTTGTGCCGTGGTAGGTGCTTTTGCAGGTGCAGAAATTATGTATAAATCAGATTATGATGTACACAACGCAGTATTTGTAGACCATTTAAATACAAGTGGTTCAGGTTCAAGTTATACAAATTGGTATAATAAAAAAACTGGCAATTCAGGTATTATTCATATAACAAAATCACATATGGTAGGACCGTTTAAGTGTAAAGATTATGACGCTACAATAGATATTACTAGTAGTTGGCCATTGATTGGTATAGGTGGTGTTAATAGAGAAGTGGTATTTGGTACGGCATGTCAGTTGCCAGATGGAAGTTGGGTAGAAAAAAGATGAGTTATAAAGAAAAAATAAAACAATTAGAACTAGAAGTCAAGGAAAAGCAAGAGGAAGTTGAATTAACCAACAATCAGGCCACCATTGACATTTTAGAAGAAGACATATATAATACTAAACAAAGTATTGAAGAATTGAAGAAATATGCTTGACCCTTTTAATTATCAAAAAGTGATGAGATATCTCACATGGACATTTATACTAATTATCTTTATGATAGTTACAGGTTTGGCTGTTGCAGGTGAACAAGTATTACATAGTAAGATTAAAACAATATCACCAGACAAAGTTGATGGTCAATATTGTTATGTAAAAGTAGAGATAGTACAAGAAGGCGATACCATTACAAAAAGAGAAGTATTAGAGTGTGCTGATGGTAAAAAAGGTATAGAAACGCCAGGTTATTGGGAGTTGTTTGCACAATTTTATTATCGTGATGTGTCAACTCCAGAATATTGCCGATATTATAGTCGGAATAAACATGCTTTTAAGACACCAGGAAAAGTGTGTTTGATGTTAAATGGTGAATGGGAGGTAAGATGATAAGAAATCTTATTATTATAGCTCTCGTACTAGTAATTGTGTATGAAGTATCTAGTGAGGACGCATTAGCATATGTACAATCCACACTTGACTTTTTACAAGATTTAGTTTATAGTATGAAAGAGAGTGATAAATTATGATGAAAAGTAAACTAAAAGTATTAGGTGCCGTTTTAGCGATAGCAAGTTTAAGTGCTTGTTCAAGTATGAATAGTACCTATAAGATAAAATCAGAGAAAGGTAATATTGTTGACAAAGTGCCAGCATGGTACATGGCTGATATCAATGAGTCAAAAGCTTGCGACCTAAAGTTGTTAAGTAAAAAAGACAATGATAAGCAATGTATATATGGTGTTGCAACAGCAGTTTCGCCTGATTTACAATTGTCAATAGAGAAAGCCAAAATGATGGCTAAATCTGAATTGGCAGATATTATCAAGGGAGAAATGAATAAAGAGTCAAAACAATTCATTAAAGAACTTGGTAAAACAGAAACTAAAACCGTGGTAACTGAAGTTGAAACCGTTTTAGTAAATATTATATCAGAAACACCTGTAAGAGGTTATGAGATATTTGCTCAAGATGTAACTTTAACTAAAAGTGGTTATTATAGAACATGGATAGGTATAAGATTGCCTTTAGGTAAGTTTAATAAGATGTATAACTACACTATTGAACAAGCTGTTGACGCTTACAATTTAAATGAAGAGTCAATGAAGGCATGGGATAACCTAAAGAAAAAAGATGACGATAATAGTTTATAGTAAAAACAATTGCGTCTTTTGTACCAAGGCCAAGTCATTATTGACTAATCTTGGCCTTGAATACCAAGAAAAAAGTTTAGAAAAGGACTTTGGTTCAGACCCTAGTAAACTAATTGAAGACATTGGTAAAAATGTTAGAACCATGCCACAAATAAAAATTGATGGCGAACTAATTGGTGGTTATAATCAATTAGTAGAACATTTTGCCGACCAGAAAAAAGTAAATTACAAAGGAGAGATTATAAGTGAATGATAAAGACAATATCATACTCTTTCCTACCAATAGGATTAAAAATAAAGAGAGTGCTAAAAAACCTGTTGATGAAAGACAACATAAAAAACTAGTAGAAGAACAAACTAAAGAGTTTGTTGAGGGTAATGTTGACGATATTGCTTATACACTATTAGACAAATTTGTAAATATGGGTATAGTAACTAATAAATTAACTTTTACAGCAGACTTGGCCGTTGTTATTGATACAATAAGAGGTTTAATATATCGTGATTTTAATAAACCACATCCAGCACAACACTTGTCAGATAAAATGGTTTCAATAAATGTAAAAGGTTCAAACAAATCAGCTAAGTTAGATTACAATAAAATTTTAAATATAAAACATAGAACACACAAACCATTATCAAAAGACATAGAGGACGAAGTTAGAGATTTATCAGACATGGCTGATATACAATTTACACCAGACTTTGACCCGGAAGACAAATGAATTCAGACTATCAGACTATTATAATACGCTCTGCTGGTCGTTTTGTTGGCGAACATAACACGCAAAGAAAGGAAATAAACAATAATGTTTAATTTTTTTAACACAATAAAAGGAGATGAAGTTATGGCAAGAGCTAAACTTTCAAAAACAGCAAAATTGAGAAATCTTTTTGCTAAAGGTGCTGATGTTTCTTGGAAACAAATGAGAAACACTTATGACCTTAAATCGCCAGCTGCAATGGTTGGTAAATTAAGAAACGAAGGAATGATGATTTATGAAAATAGAACATCATCTGGTGTTTCATACAGAGTTGGTACACCATCAAAAGCTATTATAGCTGCTGGTATCAATGCTGTGTTTGGTAAGC